CAAAATCAAGAATTGGGTAGACACATTCATGCGTATCCCTTTTGGTACCTACAAGAATCTTACCGTTAAGATGGATGATGGTCTAGACGCCTGCCATGAGTTTATGGAGACTGCCAAGACTACTCTAGATGAATGCGTATTCGGTCTGAATGATGCCAAGATTCAGATTATGCAGATGGTTGGTCAGTGGATTTCAAACCCATCTGCCATGGGGACTGCAATTGCTATTAAGGGTCCTATGGGTACTGGTAAGACTACTCTTGTGAAGGAGGGTATTAGCAAGATCTTGGGTCGTGAGTTCGCATTCATTGCTCTAGGTGGTACTGGTGACGCAAGCTTCTTGGAAGGTCATTCTTACACTTACGAGGGAAGTACTTGGGGCAAGATTGTGCAGATTCTTATTGAAAGTAAGTGCATGAATCCTGTGATTTACTTTGATGAGTTGGATAAAATCAGTGATACTCCCAGAGGTGAGGAGATTGTTGGTATCTTGACACATCTTACGGATACTTCTCAGAACAGCCAGTTCCATGATAAGTATTTTGCTGAATTGGACTTTGACTTGAGCAAGTGCTTGTTCATCTTTAGTTATAATGACGAGAGCAAGGTAAACCCTATTTTGAGGGACAGAATGTATCGTATCCAGACCAAGGGATATGATGCGAAGGAGAAGGTCACGATTTCTAGGAACTACTTGTTGCCCAAGATTCGTGAACAGGTCAACTTTACAGAGGAGGATGTGATTATTCCCAATGAAACTTTGGAGTATATCATTGGTACCAGTGCTCTTACTGGCGAGGAAGCGGGTGTTCGTAATTTGAAGCGTTGTTTAGAGATTATTTATACAAAGTTGAATCTATTTAGGTTGGTCAAGCCCGATTCCAAAATCTTTGGTAAGGATATTGAATTAGAGGTTACATTCCCTATTACTGTAACGAAGAAGGTAGTAGATGCACTTATTAAGAATGATGAGAAACAGAATCAGAGTTTATTGGCAATGTACGTATAAAAAAATATCTATATTTTATAACTAATAATATTTTTTATGGACCCTTTTGCTGAGCATTGTGACAATGTAATTAATTGTATTTCTTATTGGATTTCTGTATTAGTCTACACAATAAAAAATTACAACGAAGAGCTTCCGTTTGAAAAATATCCACCAAAATTAACTCGTATACTTGATTTAATAGAGCAACCATTTTATTATGAATATGGGGAGCCATCTATGTTGGAATTAATTAATTCGTTAGAAGAACCAATATTAACAGAAATAAATTTGTATTATAGTCAAATACGTAAAGAAATTTCAAAAGACGGAGAAGACTTATGGGATTTAATACTCGCGATAGTAATGTTATCACCCGACAAAAAAAAGGGAGGTATTGGTCAGAGTACTGGTCTTGTTCCAACTACTGGTACTGGTACTGGTATTAGTCTAAGTAGTCTTGGTAGTTTTGTTACTAGACCTCAACATAAAGGACATGTTTATCTGTCACAGACACCGATTTTGTCTTCGGGACAAAAATTAAGACTGGCGTACATTGAAAGTGAAAAAGAACAAATCTCAAAATTTATAATTAAAAAATTTGCAAGTAAAAGAGTCGGCGATTTTATAAATTCCCATGAATTTATAATAAACGACAATTTCATTAAAATTGCAACCAATGTCTTAAATGTAGTAAACACTTTATTGGAAAGCATTGAAGGTGTAGCAAATAATAAAATTACGAGGTTTCTTGAACGTTTAAAATTAAAACAAAATTTAAAAACAACTTTTGTAGTAAGCGCTGCAACATTACTTATTGCGCCACAAACTTTAATAGCGTCAAATATTGCTTTATTAATTAGTAATATTCGGGCACATCATGGTGCAATTACATCTGTTGTTGATCAAATTATTGCTGGATTAGAAAGCTTAAAAAACGTAAAAGAAACCGCAAATAAAGTTGTTGAAATTAAAAATGCAGCAAAAAACATAGCCACAAACATGATCGGTGCCGTTTATAGAATTACTGGTGACGAACTATTGTCATCGGATGAAGTGCTTTCTACTCTTCCTGAAATTCCACACCGTCCTGAATTTGAAAAATTTAACACTGTAGATGAAAAAAAAACATGGTTGTCTTTAGTTAACAGTACATTTTTTAACAGTAAGCCACCAGACGGACAAACAATTAATCCGTATGAACATATATTGACTGCATTTGGTGGTAAAAAACGAAAGACAAAGAAACGCAAATATAAAAAGCGTAAAACCTACAAAAAACGCATATAGAAACATTATTCATAATTTATATAACTATGAATAATCAAATTGAATCCATGTCTAGAGCATTATCAACATTAAACACTGTTCCGATTAGCGATCAGGCACAAGAATATAAAGCCATTGTTGAATCTATTAAGATCTATTTAACAAATAATTGTCAACATTGTATTGTTGAAGATGATGTTGATACTGGACCAGAATCGTCTAAGAAAATTTTTTATTGCGAAACCTGTTATCTAACATTTCCGACTAATAAATAATCTTAGTGCAAAAAGTTTAACTTTATTACATTATACAATTTTAAAAACAATTGTATAATTTATTCATCGGTGTAAATTACATACCTATTTTGTCAGGACCGCCTGTTTGGTTTCCACCACGGGTTTGCAATAATGTTGCCAAATCATTGTCTAAACATAAGCTTCCCGTAGAATTTGACAATCCAGAGCTTTTACCAAAGCACTTAGAGTCTCCCTTAATTCCCGAAAATCTGTCAATTTTAGTATCGGCTACTCCAGGCTTGCAGAAAAGTCCGCTAAACCCATTTACTTTCTTGCAATCAGCAGAGTTTTGATTCGCCATCAAATGGTTATTTATCATTAAATCATTGTTTTTGGCATCATTGTTTAAATAATCCAAATTAGAAAATCCTTCGTAAGGGTATTCATGAGAAAAAATTGTGCTGGGGGAATATGGTCGCACCTTTGAGCATGAACACATCATACTGAATATAATTACGGAAATAACAATAACCGATATTATGATATTAAATGTTGTGGATTTCATTTTCTAGTATACATATTTGTAAGATAAAAATATATGGTTGGACATTCGCTAAAGATTTTTATTATTAGTGAATCAAGAATATAGAAAAATAATAAAATACTATCTATATGGCCGATTTGAACATCCAAGACCGACTAAATCTTAAGAAGCTTATTGACGAATCCGATTGTGAAAACAATACTGAAAATATCCGTAAGTTAAAACACAGCACGTTAATTCGTGATGATGTGCGCAAAATTGACACATTAAGAATGGCCAATGTCGGTATGCCTGCCGAAGAGTTTTCTCAATTGTGCCAATCTGAATGTCCTTTTCTTTTTAATAATTACACTGATATCTTCAATAAAATGGTGACGAACGAATTAGATTTGACCATTATGACTAAACTATTGACAGTATTAAAATTAATTGAAGACAATAAGGTTGACCAACATGAGGGGTCTGTTATGGTCGGCAAAATCCTAAAGGAATTATACATTGATTCTGCTGTTAAACGTGCTGAGAATATTGACAAATTGCATGAGGCCGAGAAGATTCCGCATGTGGAATCTAAGAAGATTAGCTGGGCGCAGTTTAAAATTGGAAGAGAACCTACTTTCAGTATGTAAAAGGGGAACCTTAAGTTCACAAAGAGTTTAATTATAAACTTATGAGATCGTTATTATAAGGGAGGGGGTAAGGGGGAACCGTGAAAGCTTTGCGGGTCAGTTCCCTCTAAAAAAATTGAAAAAATAAATAATATAAAAGATACCTGTTATATTATCCTATTACGATGACTCCTATTGAAGACCAGCTTATTAACGTGTTCAACAACTTGCGCAACAATTGCCCAAGTGTTGCTAATAATTTTGCTATACTAAAACTAGCCGTAAACCCAAACAATAACCAACTAACTAGTATCTATCAACAAAAGGTTGATGCGCATAATGGCAAGATTTTGAATTCTCTTTATCCTGATTCGGGGTTTGACCTCTTTGTTCCCGACAACACTCTCTTTGACGAAGACACCGAGTCAAAGTTTATTGATTTCCAAGTAAAGGGTGAGATGCTTTATTGCGATGTTACTAAGAATCGCCCTTTTACTTGCGCATATACAGTCCATCCTCGGTCTAGCATTTCTAAGACACCTCTTATGTTGGCAAATCATACTGGAATTATTGATTCTGGTTACCGTGGCTCACTTATTGGTGCTTTTAGATGGCTTCGTTCTAGTGATGATGATTCACGTCGGTACGTAGTTGAACAGAATACGCGTTTACTTCAGGTCTGCCATCCTACACTTTGCCCAGTCTTTGTTGTTCTCGTAAATGAGGATGACCTTTCCAACACTGAAAGAGGTGCTGGTGGATTTGGTTCTACAGGTGTAGGACTGTAAACACAATTATTATATTATAATATATTTATTTATGCATATATTGTAATGTCACATGAAGAAGAAATACAAATCTATAAAGGAAACCATTTTTTATCTACTGTCAATATCAAGAAGAAAACGCCAATAGTTATTGCATTTGACCTGGATGAAACATTAGGGTCTTTTGCTGATTTAGAAACACTATGGAGTTCAATAAAATCGTTTCATCCTAACCAGTCCAATATTGATTTTAATAAATTACTTGATTTGTATCCTGAATTTATTAGATATGGAATACTACCAATATTGGCCTTTTTATATCAAAAAAAGAGAAAGGGAATATGTGACAAAATCTATATTTATACTAACAACCAATGTCCTCCTGAATGGTGCAAATTCATAGCTAAATATTTTGATTACAAACTTGGTTGTGAAACAGAGCTATTTGATAAGATAATTTGTGCGTTTAAAATCAATAACAAAATTGTGGAAGTGGGAAGGACTTCTCATAATAAATCATATAATGATTTCATTAAATGCACTATATTACCTAAGAAAACCAAATTATGCTTTGTAGACAATACATATTTTATTGAGATGGTGAATGATAATGTTTATTATATTCAACCCAAGTCTTATATTCATCACCTTTCTTCAGAAACTATATTGGATAGGTTTTTGGGTTCTGATTTATGCAGAAATTCACTCATTGACACAGAGCAGTATTTGTTTTCTGATTACTTATACGGACAATTTTTTAAACGCGGTTTTTATAATAATACTTATGTGAGTAAAAAGATGTTGGAAACGGATATTATTGTTGCCCAAAAAATGATGTATTATATTAAGGAATTTTTTTATGTTGCCAATAAGAAAGCCCGTACTAAAAAAATAAAATACCCTATTGGACGGTTTACGAAAAAGAATCGTCGGTAGTTTTTGTCTGATTTCTTTTCAAATAATACGTTGTTAATATACTTGTCATTATAATATCTGATCCTATTTCCATTAACAACATATCTATCTGTGCCATTAAAATATTCATATACATAAAAAAATCAAACCATGCATATGTAGTGGCAGTTAGTGATAATTCATAACATAATAGCGGATTTACTTGAGTTGTTGTTTTGGGGTCCTGAACCGTATTTATTATCCATGATTGTAATATATTGTGGTTTAATGTTCGCATACCACTATTGATTAAACAGAATCCTACAACAACGAGATACTTTTCAGTATTATCTATACATATTCCCAAAATATATAAATCTGGATTTGGACCAAACCGAAACATACGATTTTCCTGGTTAATTATTATATATGTTAATAATGAACTTATAGCAAGTATCCACATAGCAATTGTTCTACCTACTGTTTTTTCTATCTTATTACAAATCATATTTTTTATAAGTTCTTGTCTTTATTTACTTTTGTTATCTAGGTAATCATAGGCCATCATAATTAATTGTTCTTCTAATGACATTTTCTGAAATATTATGCATTCATCAAATTTGAATTGGATAAATCTTTGTCCACTTGATTTGCATAGGACTTGCGTTCCATTGTCTAGGAATTTAATGGTAGTAACTATACCTCCGTTCGTAAGAACTTGTGCTTGCGCTAGCCCATTGTTTTTTGTTAACACTTGTTCCCGAATCCACCTCACATGTTTTCCCACATGTAATTCATGTACATCATCTACCAAACGATATCCTATTAATTTCTGGCAATATTCTAATTTTGTTTGTTGAGAAAGTTGGAGGTTTTGTATTGTTTCATAGATTTCGTTGGTTATTATTTTCATAGACTTGTTTTGTAAGTAATCATTCTTATCGTTTTCAATAGAATTTAGCAAATTATTTATATCTAGAGTTGAAAATAGTGTAGGATCTTTCATAGCATTTTCAAAGAGTTGGTTGATATCTAATTTTGGTGTTTCCTCGGTCATTATTATTTTTGTGATATATTTTCTGTATGGTTTACACCCTTGAATATTTAAAATGGGACGCCCTTTGGGCGTCTCACTAGATATTTAAGGGCAACGTTACCGATAAATCAATTAAAAGGCAAACCGCCCGTGGCGGTTTTTCCCATTTTAAATGTTCATCGGTGTATTAATTATTATATTAATATATGTTATATATAGTAATTAGAATAATGGCTTCTTTTACTTCAAAAGAAGAAGCAGAAAATAAAATATTTTTAAATATTTTAAAACTAGATCAAAATAGTGAGGCGGAAGCAATTACACCAAAATGGCGTAAATTTATTCTAGGTATTCATCCAGATCAATGTAAGTTTGATATCGACTATTTAAATTCTATACTGAAACAATTAGAAATAAATTTAATTATAAATACAGATGTAGATAAAAGAAAAGCATGCGAAGAAATTTTCAAGAACTTAAATAATATATATGAAAGATTAACTAAAAAAGAAGATACGCACACTGAAAGTTCTCAAAATCAAAACATTTTCATTGAAGATTTAAAATTTTTGAAAACGTACGCAGAGATTGAATTTAACCGTATGTTAGATCTACTTGAAGCATGTTTTACTCTACTTTGGTTTTTAAAAATGTTAGAAGTCCTAGTAGTAAATTTTGATCCAAAAGAAATAATTAATAAGGGAGATATAGTAAAGACGGAGGGTCGTGGAGATATAGTAAAGACGGAGGGTCGTGGAGATATAGTAAAGACGGAGGGTCGTGGAGATTTTGATAAAAAAAAAATTAGCGTTGTTTCTATAATTATACGTATTACGTTTGTAATTTTATGTTTAATTGGCATAATGAATGGAATAAATTATTATTTAGATCGAGAATTAGAACCTAATCCAAGTACTGCTCCTGTAAAACATAATAATACAGGTTTATTCGCAAACATAGCCAAAAGCGTTGGCTTTGTTCCAAGAGCTGCTAGAGGGGCTGTTAAACTCGCAGAAAAAATTGGAAAAGTACCCACGAAGATTTTAACTAATATTGTCAAAGATACAGCAGAAAATGTTTCTAAGGAGCAAGAAAGGCGTTTTGCAAAAAAATTACTAGATGCAAGAGAGAAATATCGAACACTTAGAGAACTGTATGTTCTATTTGCGGACAAGCCAGACGATTTTTTAGTAGATTACAAGGGTAAACAACTTAATAAACAAAAAATTAAAGACTTAATAATTCAATTAAAAGTTGATGAAGGTAAGCAAATGAACAACTTACTACGGGCTGTTATAAGAGGAGAAATTTTAAAAGGGCCGACGACTTCGGTTCATTCCACTAGAGTGCCGAGTATCGTAAGTAATACTTTAAGTTACATTGATGGCGGGACTGCTGCTTTGTCTGCCTTTATTAATTTTGATGAAGCATTTCGTGCTGCTCATAGAGCAGTTTGCGAGGACTCTGAATCTCTTGGTTTTACATGCGATGATAAATGGACAAAAGAATCTTTTGAAAAAACTGCTATGAGTGTTGACAGGTATTTACTACTTGCTGCAGAAACAACGGAAGGCATTGCAGCATCCACAAGTAGTGCCGCTAAGATTTTTGGTTTAGAAAAATCTTTTTTAGATGGGGATAAAGAATACCTTAAAGATTATGCTGGTGTAACATCTGGAAAAATTGTGTCACCATTCGCAAAACGTTTCTATACGACGGCTGGATTTACCATATTTTCTAATACAATTTCTTATTCATCAATGCCCATTTCACGGTTTTTTCCAAAAGTTATTTCACAATTTTCAGCTCCAATAATGTCAAACGTTGGTGCTGCTGGCATGATTGCAGTAACTATTAACGACTCTATGAAAGTTTTTGGACATCTCTATTCGCTGGTTGTTAAAGCTTGCAAAGGTGCTGCTCCAGTCCTCAGAAAAGCTTCTAAAATTGCTGATTTTATTGAAGATTATGTACCTGGAATAAAAATACCCGTTAGTTATTTGTCTGCATATGCTACTCACCCACCTTTGGAAGCAACTTTTGTAATAGGACCTTACAGAGGAGTAGAAGCGTTTGGAAATGTAGCGTATAGTACACTCAGCGAGGTTATTGGATTTGCGAATGCTTTATACAATAATGATTTTGGTGATTATACTAATAATAGAAAATATAAGTTATTAAAACGGTTAATTGAAGATGAAGGTGTAACTGACAACGTTAGTCTTAATGTTTCAATAAAAAAAATATTTCCTACTGTTAAATTATCAGATAAACAAGAAGAAGAACTATTTGAAATGGTATATTCGCTCGAAGATGACACTAAAGTTAGTAGCAGTTCTTTAGCAAGTGCAGTTGTTAAAACAACTACTTCATTTTTTGGTCCACTATTTATAATAGAAACTGCATTTAACTTATGGGGCCTTTTACTTGATCCACTTGAAATGTCAGAACATTTTGACGATAAAATACATGAATTTTATGATACTTTTATACGTCATTTATATAACTTAGCAGCTAAGCGACCAACACTTGACCCAACAACGAGCAAGGCACTACAAATTGGAAATATTTATGGTGGCAGAAAAACTAAAAGGAACAAGAAAACCAAATCAAAATCCAAACGAAGAAAATCATCCAAACGTAAATAACAACCTACAACTTAGTAAACATGTTTTTTATGACTTCTATTATACCCAAGTTCAGTAACAAAAACAATGCACTACTAAAAATGATTACCTTATCATAATCTTTTATTACTATATTTTTATGCATTGGGTTAAAACGATACATTAAAAATAAACATAAAATAGTATGAACAACAACATTAAATACATCAATATATGCGGTATTAATCAATACAACTCCTGCTAATGCAGTAAAATACAAAACATTGAAAATCACCAACAACAAATACGAAGATATTCCCACTTTATCTTCTAATGCAGCTGATTTATCTCTCAAAATGCCCAATGTTGTCCACATTTTTATATTATATATGAATATAAATATGTCTTCGTTTATTATCTAGCTAAATGAATTCCGCCTCTAAAATTCTTGCTAAGAAATATCAACTCCTAGATAAAATAGGAAATGGCAAATTTGGTATTGTTTATAAAGGTGTAAATCTGAAATCCACACATCCTGTTGCAATTAAAACAGAGAAAAGGGGCGCCGATATTCGGTTGTTAAAAAACGAAACCACTATTTTAAAATATTTATATGATCATGGATCACGCACTACACCAATAATCTATTGGTACGGCGTTGATGAAGAATGGAGTTATTTGGTAATGTCTTATTATGATATTTCTCTTTTTGATTATTGCAATCAATGTCAAATGGTTCCTGAAAAAATAGATAAAATAATGTGTGTTTGTATTGATATCTTAGAAACTATTCATAAAAATTATGTGTTACATCGCGATATCAAACCTCAGAATTTTATGATTTCTAATGAAGAAATTTTTTTGATTGATTTTGGATTTGCATGTTTTTATGTGGATGATAAAGTGGAACATTTGCCTACAATGGAAACCCAAAATATTGTTGGAACACCAAAATATGTGAGTTATCATGTTCATGATGGAATTACGAATAGTCGTCGTGATGACCTAATTTCTCTGGGTTATTTGTATATTTATTTGTGTTGTAGGGAATTGCCTTGGGACACTTTGAAAAGTGAAACGGTACCGAGGGATACGCTTGTGTCTGGATTACCAAACGGTTATGAAGAAATACACATTTTAAATTATAAAAACCAACAGAGAAAGGAGATGAAATCATGGACCAAATTGACTGAAATATGTTTGCGTATAAATCAAAAAATATACGATTTCTTGAATTATTGTTATAATTTACAATACGATGGAACACCAGATTACGATGCACTAAAACAGTCATTTATGTAGAGAATGAGGGGACGCTTGGAGTTGAAGGTGAGCTTAAAATAGAACTAAACTGCATAGCTTTTAGGTTTCCCGTGCCTAAAGTAATAGAAATTAATAGAGATAAAATTAATAAAATAATGGATGTAATTTTATGGTAGGGTGCTATTGGTTTCATTATATATATAAGATTATATTATTTAATGAAACAAATATAAAAGCAATCCATGATATATCTTATATCGTGTTAGAGATGAGTTCTGAACAAGATACAACTGTAGTTCCTTTGTCCTCGGATCGCCTTTTGGGTCAAGTTAAGTGGTTTAATAACAAGGCTGGTTATGGGTTCATTACCGTAAACGACGGCGACTTTTCTGGTAAGGATATCTTCATCCACTATTCTGCCATTCGTGTCACCAACTCTCAATATAAGTACCTCGTCCAGGGTGAGTATGTTGAGTTCAGCTTGGTAAAGTCCAGTACTGACGGCCATGAGTTCCAGGCGATTGATATCTCTGGTGTTAAGGGTGGTGCTCTCATGTGCGAGACCCGCCGTAACAGTCGTCCTGTTCGTGACGGTCCTGCTGGTGGTTCAGATGAGAACGCTGCCCCTCGTGCTCCTCGTCAAGAGCAGCGCCGATACAAGACCAGTGGTGGTAATGATTCCAGGGCTTCTGGTACTGGCCCTAGTGACGGTGAGTTCACTACTGTTCGCCGCAGAAAGCCCCAGGGTGCTCGCCCTCCCCGTAAGGAGAAGGTTGTTGCCGAGTCGGCTTAAATATAAAAACGTAAACACATAAAAATGGAAATAATTTATTGGCTTATTTTGTCAATAAATTATTTTAGTCATCACCGTTTACGAATTCGGTAAACGGTTTAGATAAAAAAAATAAATACTTTCTTAATTGGTCCATTTTATTGAAATCATTTTGTAATTAATATGTATGGCATTTAGTACTTTAGGTACGTTTGCTGCTTTTTCTATAGTTAACAAAAAAAATTCTGGGCCAACTTCCGTATCTGGTACTGCTATTAATTCTACAACAATTAACGTTTCGTTCACTCCTCCATCAGGAACATTTACTTCATATACAGTTACCAGCAGTCCTGGTTCATTTACTGGTACTGGTTCAGCAAGCCCTATTGCTGTTTCTGGATTAACTCCAAACACATCTTATACATTCACTGTTACTGCGACAAATAGTTTCGGAACATCTCCAGCTTCTACTCCATCAAGTGCTGTAATTACATTGCCAAGCCAACCGACTTCCGTTGCATCATCTTCTGTTACTAACACAGGTGCGTCTCTTTCTTTTTCAAGCAATAACGGAGCTGGGTATTCTATTGCTTATACATTAACTGGTGGTGGTTCTACTGTTTCAACATCCAGTCCTTTTGCAGTTACTTCTTTAACAGGAAATACTTCATATACTCTCGGTGTTATTGCAACTGCAAACGCTGTTACTGCAACTGGATACGCATCTCCATTCATAACTTTACCTACACCACCCACATCAGTTACTTCATCTTCTGTTACTAGTACAGGTGCATCTCTTTCTTTTACTACAGGAACGAATGGTGCAGCATACGCTATTTCTTATACATTAACAGGTGGTGGTTCTACTGCTTCAACGTCCAGTCCTTTTACTGTTACTTCTTTAACAGGAAATACTTCATATACTCTTGGTGTTATTGCGACAACTACTGCTGGAACTAAGACAACTTATGCGTCATCATTTATCACATTACCTGGTGCTCCAACAATTGGAACTGCTACTGCTGCTGGCTCAACTGGTGCATCTGTCACATTTACTGCAAATACTGGTGGTGGGGCTGCTGCTATTACGTCATATACTGTGACTAGTAGTCCAGGTTCATTTACAGGTACTGGTTCGACCAGTCCAATTACTGTGGGTGGATTATCAGCGGGTACTGCATATACTTTCACTGTTACCGCAACAACTAGTGCAGGGACCGGACCTGCGTCAGCAGCATCTAATAGTGTAACCCCCGCAGTAGCTAGTGTCTATAATACGTTAACATTAATTAACAGTGGAAACGCTACGGCAATCGCGACTTCTAGCAACGGTCAATATATAATCTGTTCGTTTGGATATTCCACAAACGGCGGAACTACATTTACAGCTATTGGTGCAAGAGGCGTTGCCGTATCGTCTTCTGGACAATATATGTATTATACGACACAGACTGCGATGTTTAGATCATCTAATAGCGGTGCATCATTTGTTTCAATATTATCCCTCGCCGGATTAAATCTACGATCTGTATGCTGTGATTCAACAGGGGCTTATGTTGTCTATGAGGACGCTAACGTGGCGCGTGCACATTACTATAGTAGTAACTATGGTACTACATTTACTAGTTCTGGAAATCCTGGACGTTACAACAACGTAAACAACATGGATATGTCGTCTTCTGGACAATACGTTGTAATGGGAAATTACACACAAAGAATGTATTATAGTAACAATTATGGCGCTACATGGAATAATGGGACTGGTTCATTCCTTGATGATGTTAACCAGGTTTGTATTTCAGCCAATGGTCAATATGCTTGCGAAACGACATGGAATGGATTAAATGTGTCAAGTAATTACGGCGTTTCATATGTAAATTATAAATACCTTGGTTATCCAACTGGAGGTATACTTGCTAATACAATTGGAATATCAAGCACAGGCCAATATCAATTTTCACATTACGCTAGTTCTTTAAAATATTCTAGCAATTTTGGTGTAACATTTGTATCAAAATCTTTATTTACAACACAAACCCTTCAACGATTATGTTTTTTTACAGGAACTGGTACAGCCGTTGCCAATATATATTTTGCAACAAACGCTGGAATATATTTAATGCAATTTGAACCTAGTACTTTTTAATAAGTGTAAAATACATTATATCTGTAATTTACACTTATTAAGCCATTGATGAATATAGTAAATGTGTAAAATGACACTCATATTGACCCTCTTGTTTTAAACCAACGAAGAAGTTAAAACTGTCCCCGCGGATTTAACTTCTTCGTTGGTTAATGACCGATAAACAAATGAATACCACCCCCTCTGGGGCGGTATTCATCTCTTGAGTGGTTTAAATCTTTGCTGATATAAATTATAGAAAGTTGTAAAACGCTAACGTTTTGGTTCATGAAACTCCTTTAATCCATCCATATTTTTATTAAAATGAATTGAAATAAGTAATTTACTATCCCTTGGATATTTTGCAATCATATCTACATCTCCATATTGATGAAATCCCGGGCAATGAATTCTCTTAACACCCTTCTGGTCACTAGCAAAATAAAACAAATACGCTAACCATAAATCGTATCCATATTTCATTCCGTCCACTAGACCTTGTTGTTCAGACCTATAAATCATTTTTAAATATTCTTCTGCGCCTGTTTTTGAAAATAGTATTCCTGGACCACCAGAAAACCATGCATTATAATCTAATTTCTTTTGAAATGCTATTTCTGGTAATTCATTTACATAGGGTATCCAATTCAATGCATCTCCAATCATATAACTATCTTTCTCATCAAAGTATTCCAAATAAGCCCGAAGTTTATCTACAAATAAATATGCATCGTCATCCATAATCATAAACCATCCATAATCCGAGTACTTTTCTAGATACAGTTCAAACATTTTGCGAATAATGATAGGGTCAAAACCACGTCTATATTCACCCAAATAAAAAAAGTTCTCATGTGGGCATTCTGGGTCATCCGTAATAAATATTACATTTGCGTGTCCTTGGGTCCATGTTTCTTGTAATACTTTTGCTCTTTCTTCATATAGGGCTTTACACGTATGAACAAATATTATCACGTCTTTTGACCTGTCACCAATATATGCCATTTAATTATAAATCATATAATTAAATAGTAGTAATAACGCAACCATTATACCTTCAAACTAGGAACAACCTTTTTATCTAAAACAACTTCTTTCAATACATTTCGTATGATTTTATCATCCATCTTCTCTTGGTCGTCTTTATATTCTGCTCCCAAAGAGCTTATTGAAATCTCCATAAATTGTTTATTTTCAGGTGTGTCTAAATAACGATATTCAGGATTTTCTGCTTGCCATTCGGGTAATACTTTTAAATTCTTACTTGCTAATTGTTTGATAACATTTCTCAATTTGGTCTTCTCAGCATCTTCTTTCTCCCAACTATCCTGGTCTTTAATATAGACTGTTTCACGTTTAATATCAGTGCAATGCAATGGTCTCATATTTACATCTAGCTCCTTCAATGCTTTCACAAATATTCTGGTAATCCCTTGTGTAAAACCCAATTTCCCTGTTTGTACTAAATCATTTACACTAAGTTTTAAAGACCCTACAAAATCTGCTATATTTAATGCATCTTTACAGTCTTCATTGAGAAAGACATTTAAATTAAATTGGTTATTCATTGTATTATTGGTCGTATTGTTATTCACAACATTAGTCTGTTTTGACATTTCTATCAACTGTTTCTGTAGTTCTTTATTCTGCTCAATAAGTGTCAAAATCATATCATTGGTAATAGATGGTTGTTGCGGTTGTGTTTCTTGATTTAGTTCTTCTTTCTCTTCCAGTAACTCGCTTTGACCATTGCATTTCTGTTTATGTGTGAATAAACTCTGTCTATGTTTATAGGATTTGCCACAAGAGCATTCATAAACGGGTGTTTTTTGTAAGTATTCGGTCTTATTTCGGTGTTTACGGGTGGTGACATGTCGGTCCCATTCACTCTTTTTACTGCATCCTATGTCACAGTCTTTACAATAAAATTTAGGCGAAAAAGATGGATTGTAGGCGTCAGTCATCATTGTCAGTATAGAATGTTGACAGATTTTTCGCCTAAATATTTTTCCGCAAAACTATTTAAAACCTTATGCAGCGCATTTTTGAATGATTATTTTGGTATTTACAGCATCTTCGGGCAAAATCAACTAGTCCCAGACCCCTTTGTAAATTTTATTTTCAGAAAATCAAAAAAGGACAAAAATAAATGTCCAATTTCAAAAATCGGTCCGACTTTATTTCCTTGATTCTTCTAGGGTTTTTAAATAATTTGTATAAAACTATGTAATAATAATGAAGATGTGGTAAAGATTTTTGGGGGTTTTGTAGAACCCAGTATTTGGGAATAACTTTTACAATCTGTTCTCCAGTTATACTTGGCAGAATTGGGCCAGTTTATTTGACCCGCACCTGGACCACCCAATGGTCTTCCCTTAGCTACGCCACCATATCCACCTATGGTTGTTTTATCACCTGGCGTGTCACCGCTTGGATTGCCTTGGTCGCTTAGTGGTTTTCCATGGTATGTTCCTTTGTTCTTGATATGGCCATTTTGACAATTCTCGTGAAATGTTTTCATGTATTGGATGCGTTGTTTTTCATATTGTTTTTTGGCTGCTTGACATCTAGAGTTGCATGTTTTATTTGCAACCTGACCACTATAATAACGTTGATTTAATTGAGTGGATGTGTATTTTTTCACATTGTCCTTTTTATATTTGGCTTTCGCTAATTCTAATTGATATCGGTCTCTAGCTAATTGACACCGTTTATTACATGGGGTTTTCGCAGAGCATCTTGAATTGCATTTTTTAGAGATTGCCGAACCTCTAGCTAGTTTTGACCTTGCAAATTGTTTTTTATAATTATGGTCGGTAATTGCGTGATATTTGCTAACAATAAGTGTTCTTGTATAGTTGGCTTTAGTCCCTATACTTTTGGTGTCTCCGAAAACAATACCAAATAGTTGAGTATTTGAAATTAATAGAGCGGACAATAGAGTAATATTAAATAGCATCTTTATTTTATCTATATTCATTTGTAATAAAAAACAATCAATTTTTATTACAGACACAAAATCGTTAATCATCGTTTGCCCATCCACTAAGGTCTATTCCCTGCGTTGCTACTACATTTTCTGGGCGAAGCGCCCAGTCGTTCCCTTCAATTTCTAGCTTTAATATGCTGGTACGTTTCTGTGTTCTGTCTTTTGATTTTTCTTCTGTATCTGGCTCATATTCTATGAATGCTTCAGAGTATCCAAATGTTGGTTCAAAATCAATAACGATTTTATTACCTGCCTTAGTCTCCATTTCAAATCTTAATGTTATATCAGGGTCATATGGCCTACCAGATTGACGTATTTCTAATAGCTTTCCTAATGTTTCGGCTAATTGTGCATAGGTGCTATCTATTCTGCGCAATTGTATATCCGTCATTCTTATCCCATTACGGAAAGTAATTAGTTTGTAATATTTTCCGACACATAGGTCTGATAATAGACAAATTTCGGTAGTCATGTTTTAATACAATCACTTTATCATATTAAAAATAATCAATTTTTCAGTGTATTTGAAAAATTGATTACTTAAACAATCATTTTAATTAGAGAAACCGACTTACTATAATGTTCTTTTATTTGGTGATTGTTTCGTCCATTGTTTTGGTGAATTCATTTGACATGTTTAATGTTGATGAAAATGCAATGATGTATTTAATTGTGAGCAAAAAAGTTAATGACCGATATACAGCAAAAGAGTATGATAAAACGCTGAAATGCGAATACATTAACCAACTTATTCCACATGAACCGTTTACCTGCTCTAAATCGCCAGAAGATGATTACAGAAATATATATCAAAAATCTTACAAAACTCAATTATGGGAGTACCAATCAAAAGAGTGCTTTCCAGACATTGAACCATCCCGTGCAATCATGTCTTTATCTGTTATATTCGTCTTGTTTATGTTATGTTTTGACCCCAATAAGAAGAAGTAAGATAGAATTGTGAATGCAATAAAAAATAAATAAAATTGTTTTTATTAATGAATTTTTTAAAGTTCATGGATTTCGTAATTGAATTGTATATTCTTAGACTTATATGTCTTGGCTGTATCTCTCAGACATTCGTTCACATAATCTACTAGAGGATTTATCTCTTTTAAAATGGTATCATTGAACTCATTATTTGTAGTTCCAGAAAGATAGGTCCGAAATCGGAGAATAATATCTGTTACTGTGGTTAACAATATAGTAAGAACATTATGAATTTCTCTGTATTTCTCAACCTTTTTCTCATTCCTTTGTAGTATTGTTTTAAAATCATCTTCAGTAATAATGTTTCTCATATATTGGATTCTCAGAATTTCGTTCCTGACAACTCGGTCTTCTGTCCGATATCTTGGAACAGTAACATAACGCATATGGATAACATTTCGTACAGTTCTACCTAAGTATTCGTCGGTTGACTTGCTCAGTGGATGATTTGGATGTCTAACCTGTAGCATCGTACGAATTGTTGTATAATCAGTATGTTGCAGGTCATTATTACAAGGGTTGTCTAGAGGATTGCGAGGAACAGCATTACCATTGCGGCGGAGCCACTCAAAATAGTGGGGATTGTGGACATTGGATTCAATTCTTCCCGTGCGCCAATTGAAAGCAGTGTGACATTGTGTGCACCACATTTGGTCACAACCATTTATTTTAAATATACCAGTTCTGCACTTGGGACAGGGTTTGGTATCGGTAGCCAGAAGCCTAGCCGTTGCCAATGTATCTGGATTGCATGTGTGCTCAACATCTCTCTCTAAACCTTTGACTTCGTGGCAATCGGGACAAGCCCATTTCTGGCAGATACCACATTTCCATTGGGTACTTAGGAATCCACGGCATTCTTCATCTGGGCATGCGCGCACGAACTCTGCTCGCTCAGTAGGAGCTTGCCTATTATGTAGTCTGTAGAGTTCTGTTTGTGCTTGGTTTCTCTCAAGTTTAAGTTGGTACATTTTTTCAGTAATTTCACGGATTTTTCTGTTCGCATTCTCAATGTTGATTTGACGCTCAACAAGTGGTTGTGTTGTAGGCAGGAGTGCACGTTCATTATCAAACAGCAGTTGTTCTCGTTGTTTCTTTAGTTTTCCTGTAATAAATACATTGGTGAATGATGATGCAATGAACTGGCGAGTCCAATCACGATTGCATGTGGTGTTCATGCATTTTGGATTAGATTCACCAAGAACATAGGTTTCACAACAAGTTTTACAAGCACCGAATTCACAATATGGACATGTTACAAGTTTACGTGTGCTCAGATTGAGCTTTTCGCAGCAGATTTGGCATTCGTTTGACATTATTCTTTATTTACATTTAAAATAGAGAATAATTTGTATTCAATTTTTCTGAAGGGAACCAAGGAAAAATTGATTAGAACCAGTGATTTTTAAATCAATTAAAAAACAACAATAATGGATGTAGAAAACCACGAGGATATTGAAAGACCAACCTTTGTTGAAAATCCTATGAATGTAGAGATTATTCCAGTGGCAGAAGTTGTTGGAATAGAAGTATTGGCAGAAATTTTGGTTGAACAAAGACCAAAACCTCAACCTGAACCTCAGAGACAACCTCAAGTAGAACTAAGTTTTTATGAAACAATTAATTATTATGTATCTATGAGTACAGCGATACTAATGATGCTTTCAATATTGGGTGGATTAATATTGTTAATGGTATGGTTTTGCAGTCCACGTACATTAGGCGACACAAATGAATAAGACATAATTATATTGTTGTTTGGTCAGCATCAGGATGTTTCCAAGACCCATATGAGCAATGTCGCCCATATTTTCCAAAACAATCGTTTTGATATGGCTCTGGCTCAAGCAGTTTTATTGAGGCCCGGTCTTCATAACTCCAATAAGCTCTTGTCACCAATTCTGGTCCAGTTGTGTAATAAACATATACATGCTCTTTATCGTCACTGTGATTGTCCTGTGCAAAACGAATCTCATCTTCACTTATAGGTGGATTTACAATGTTATCAATAATATGCTTTATGAATGGGTCGCCTTTATTTGCGTAAAAAGCATAGTTTCCAAGCAATATGGAACCATCGGCAATTTTTATTTCTATGGGGAAATTGCAAACAGATTTATTTAAGTCGCCAAAGTTTTTGGTAATATCCATATCTAGGTCTAAATAGAGACCACCGTAATGGTAAATGGCTAAATAACGAAAGAAATCTATCTGTTGGATTTTGTATTTTAAGTTTACAAATGTTTGGTGGTATTCGGGGAAATGTTCTTGAATAAAGGTTTTAATAGAATCATCTGTAAAAAATATAAAGTTGCAATTAGAGTTATTGTCTCTTAAATTTAATATAAATTTATAATAATGCGCAGGGATTTCTTTAGTTTTCCAAGTTTGGATAATATTCATTTTAAATATATAAACTATTTTGTTTATATATTTTGCATTGTTACGTAATTATTACTTATACGTTCCTACTAACAAATCAAAGATAGGATTAAATATGCAGAAATTACAAAACAACAACTTATGATGTTTGGTGTGGTGCGCAAAACACAAATTAGAATGTTCCAAATAAGCAGCAGTAATATAAATATACAACGCAGTAATGTTTTCAAAATAATTCATACGAAGAATCAATATAGGTGCACCCAATGAACTAATTAAAAAGAATGAATCTAATTTTGTCATATAAAACGTATCAAATGGATACACCTCAATGTTCTCATGATGCATAGAATGAATCATTTTATAATATTCTTTTGTGTGCATCGTTCTATGGTAAATGTAATAAATAAATTCAGCAATAACAGAATATCTCAATATATTATCAATGTTCTGATAAAGAGTGTGTGGTTTATTTTCAATAAATGTCCCGACTAAAAATGAGCTGACAAGAATGGCCTGTGCCAGCACACTTAAAACCGAGGGAATTACCTGTCTCAAACTTTTGTGAAATTGGTAGGTATTATGCTTTGGATTAAAAAATGGAACTTTAAAGTAATAACAAATACTAACGGTGGTTATTGTTGACGCAGAGAATGTACCAAGTATAAGTTTTGAAGACGTAATTAAATCCATATCTAACAAATAGTATAAAATTGTGTTTATACTATTTCTGTTAATTAATGTTTTGAGGATTTATTACTAGATCCAGACCTTTTTCTAGTACCACTTCTTGGTGAAATAGATGCTCTTGGAGAAGCGGGTTTGGATAAAGCTTCTACCATAATAGAGTTGTCGCAATATCTGGCATTTCGTAAAGGAGTTCCATTGCCGTCATCTACATCACTAAGCGCAGTAGTGTTTTTTCTGATATAACTAATTACTTTTGGATGTTCGTTTAAAAAATCATCAAATTCTTTTATATACCCAGATGTTGCTTTTAAATACCACGGAATCTCAATACAACCATTGGGTGGGTTTGGTTTTTGGTTTGTGTTTTCACCTTCTGCTAATAAATGCAAAATATTTCCATTCCAAGCACCAATCCCTTTATCTGTTAATAGCTTTTTGTTTTCACCTACATATTTAATAAATTCTTCTTCTTTCTCTGAATCTGGCTTTTTTGATTTAATTATTTTATATAAATTATAAACTTTGGGCATATCTCCAATACCTATACCACCTTTCATTTTTTTATTTGACTTTCTATTTTTTCTAGTAGTTTTTCTTTTTGCCATATATAATTACTAAATATATTATATCATCGTTTCTCCAATGTGTTAATAATTTCAGCAGGATAATCCATATCTTTTAATACCCGAATTCCACCTTTAATTTTAGAAATACCCTTTTTGATTTTATAGGTATATTCAAACGTTCCATCCTCACGTACATTAACTTCCATTTTATAATTTTCAATACAGGATGATTTCTTAAATTTCTTGCAAATAGATAAGTAGTGTGTGGTTAAAATAAAGTTTACATTAGGGAATCCTGTCAAATATTTCAAGAAAGCATGACCAGCCTTAGATGCTTCTTCTGGATTCGTTCCTGAATACAATTCGTCAAACGTGCACCAATGTCTATATTTATCTGGGTCTTTATGCTCATTAATAACATCAATAATCTCTTTACAACGTCTAGACTCGGCTTGGAATAAACTATCGCGCCCAGAAGTATCAGGAATATTCAAATAAGAATGAATATGAGTGTAAGGATTGAGTTTTGCTGATTTATAAAACCCACATCCAAATTGCTGTGTAAAAATGATGTTGAGTGTTGTTGTCTTTAAAATTGTGGTTTTGCCAGATTTGTTAGGTGACGAAATAATCATATTTTTATTAAATTCGCATGTGTTTTTAACAGGTTGCTCATTAACTAAAGCAGGGTAATATTGTTCTTCAAATGAGCAATTACCAGATACATCAAATTCAGCAAACGCCACCTTCCCACTGAAAAAATTATTGTGTACACCTAACATATTGTTTATATATCCTTCAAATCCAATAGAATATCTCAAACTGTCTTCGTAATATTTATTAGAGTATAGACGATAATAGCATTTTAACATGTAACCTGATTCGCTGAATTTACTAATACTGTTTTTAAAAGGAGTAATATGTTGTAATTCTTCATATAGCAGTTTTAAATTATCACAATGCATGCGAATATCTACACGAATCTTATCATAACTTGGAACAAGTTTTGTCACAGCATTAAAGTTGTCCATACTATCAATTGAATATTTTACATAATCCCGTATTTCTAACAAATTGTCATTTATATTTATTATGCTTTTACGGAAGTTTTGACATTGATGAATATTTTGATAAATCTGCATTAAATACAATCCAAATGTTATTAATAAGTAAATAACTTTATCAAAGCTTAAAGAATCCATAGTCATAAGAGCTTTCCCTATAAAGTGATTTCTCGCAAGATCTTTCAAAACAACCACATACACGTCAAATGTAATTGGAATGCCTTGTATTTTTAATATTAAAAAAGGGAAAAGCAGAAACACAAAAGGTATAAGTAAACTTATGGCAGGCGATAGAACATTCATTAAAGTCAAACATTGTAAAAAATAAGAAGACTCATTGAATTCCGCTAGCATTTCCCAATCTAAAAAACCATATCTATTTAAAAAATCATCTTCTACTTTTAAATCAGACCAAATTGCAGTTATTTTGTCACAATTTATTTTATATTGCGAACAACGAGACATTGACTCTTTATAAAGAGCCATGTCCAACACTATTTGTTGTGTGTCTTTTAAATATTCTTGGTTTGTGGTGTATTGGTTTTTCCATTGATGAATCATGTTTTTGGCAAACTGATGCTCTGGTTGAAACATGTGTTCATACATTGTTGTAGAACCATTAATGGGCGCAGCAAGCTCTAGATCGTTAGCTACAATATCTGAAAGCGTATACAATTCTGAAGATTCCAGGTAGGCTAAAGGTAATTTAAAATTAGTATTGATTTTAAGAGGAGGTTTCTCATCTTTATATTCTGGAACTGTTTCGGTCTTAATCGGGAAAAATATATTCAATACATTTTGAATCTCAATCATTTATAATAGTTGATGAATAAATCTAACTATTATAAACGTAAAAGGGACTATGGTTCCTAAATTCTAACCTTCTTTGATGGTTCCAGGCAGTTCATCAATAGAAATATTATAATATTTCTCTATCTTCTTCATAGTAAACACATCACGTTTTGTAATAAAATTAATAGCGAGTCCCTTTCTCCCCCATCTACCGCTTCTACCGATTCGGTGCAAATAAGTATGAACACACTTTGGAACGTCAAAATTAATTACTGTGCTTACCTGTTGAACGTCAATGCCACGAGCTGTAATATTAGATGAAATAAGAACACGGTATGTTCCGTTTCTAAAATTCGCAAAAACCTTTTCTCTATCTGCCTTGTCCATAGAACTATGAATAGAACAAACAGAATACCCATCATTTGTCATTGCGTTTTGCAAATCTATAACACGTTTCACGTTATTACAATAAATAATGCATTGATTTACACTTATTACTGAAAACAAGTCTTTTAATGTGTCATATTTATGAATGTCATCACCAAGCGCAACAAAATATTGTTTAATACAGTCTAAGTTCAATTGCTCTTTCTTCATAGTAATCGCAACAGGATTTTTCATAATCTTCTGCGTCATATTTAATATGTCTTCTGGCATAGTAGCGCTAAATAAAACCAATTGCAACTTTTGACTTAGGTGTTGAAAAATATTGTAAATTTGGTCTTTGAATCCCTTAGAAAGCATTTCGTCAGCTTCATCTAGAACAAGCATCTTCACATTAGATACCTTCAAATATTTTCGGATAATCATATCATAAATTCTGCCTGTGCATCCAACAATAATATGTGGGCATTTTTCACGTATATCGGCAACATCTTCTTGAATTGAAGTGCCACCAATAATTGTTTTAACAACCAGCCCTTCCATAAATGCGCCTAAATTTGTGATTACAGTGGATATTTGTTTAGCGAGTTCATGCGTTGGCGCCAAAATAATTGCTTGTATGCAATTTATTGAGGTATCAATGTTTTGCAATGTTCCTATTGAGAAAGTTCCTGTCTTGCCGCTCCCTGATTGGGCTTGTGCGAAAATATCCCTTCCCTTAATAATCGGCATAATTGCTTTCTTTTGAATTTCACTGGGGTTCTCAAAACCATATGCATAAATACCACGCAATAATTCAGATTTAATATCATATTCATCCCATGTTTGCACCATTGGAAATTCATCTTGTACCTGATTTTGAGTTTCTTCTATTGTAGTAGTTATCGTTTCTGGTTCCATTTCTATCAAAAACGTTATATTGTATATTGGTAACTTTCTATACCAATTCCATGAAGATTAATTAAACCCTTGAAGAATTAAAATAAGAGACCTTTATTATTATTCGTATGAAAACATATAAATAATTAATGTCATATTATACTAGGCGTCTGATAAAATGAAGTATACTCTTCAAGATTATTCTGAACTTTTATTCACAGGTTATGATTATAAGTTACCAGATAATGTAAACAGTATAATTAAAAGGTTAGTATCTGAATTCGGAACTTCGCCCACACAAGAAGTTCGTACATTAGATGGCAATGATTCAAAATTTAAGAAGCCAGGTTATTTTAATAACTCACGCAAACCTAAGCGTAATGATAATGTAGATGAATCATGGGAAAAGCAGAAGGCTTTTAAGGCAACTGTTATGGAGAAGAAAGAGGGTATTGAAAAATCAATAAACGATATTCGCATATGTTTGAATAAAATTTCAAATAAAAATTATGACGTGCAAAGAGATGCTATTATTGAATACATTAATGCTATAACACGCCAGGGAGATGAATCTTCGGATGAAGATGAGAAAACGTACAACCCAAACGATATTAATAGTATTTCAACTGCTATTTTTGAGATAGCAAGTACCAATAAATTTTATTCAGAATTATATGCTACTTTGTATAAAGAATTAATAGGAAAATTTGCGGTATTCCGTGATAATGTGGATCTAATTATAGAAAATTATAAGAATGATATCCATAAAATAAAGTTTGTTGACCCGAACACAGAGTATGATAAATTCTGTGATAACAATAAATTAAATGATAAACGTAAGGCATTGTCAATGTTTATTATAAATTTAATGAAAAAAGGTGTTCTTGAGAAATCAACAATATCTGAAATCATTCTTTATTTGGAAGATATTGTTGTAAAAAATGTAGACATAGAAAATATGGTTTATGAGATAGAAGAAATAACTGAAAACCTATTTATATTAGTTACAGAATCAGCAGTAGATTTCAAGGGAACTGGAGTGTGGGAGACTATTATGTCAAATATTTCATTGTTTTCTAAGTATAAAGCTAAAGAACATTTAAGTATATCTAGTAGAGCCATATTCAAGTATATGGACATTTTGGACCGTATAAAGAATGAAAGAGGATTGTTAGTTTAGATAAACAAACTTTGTTTTTATGTAATATTTCTCATAAAAATTACATAAAATAATAACTATATACATTATAATGGTAAAATCAAAACTTAATTCTCAAGTAGATTATGACGAATCCAAAGAAATAGAAGATGAAGACATTGAATATTCTTCTCCTTTGTATGATTATAAACTTTTTGATAATGATATTGTAATTGCTCTAGGTAAACAACGCCATACTTTTTCCAGACATGATTTGGTATATTTTCCAATTTATTTGGTAATAGATGAGATGCCAAGAGCAAAGATTGGTGTATTTGAAGTAGAAAACAATAAGCTTATTGACATATTGGATGATGACGGCGATGTTAAATTATCAAAGAAAAACATCATATTTTATGTGGATAAACAGTATGTTCATGATATGTTAAAGAAATATTCTATTGATGAAAAACCTGACGAATTAGAAAAACTAAAAGATGTAGAGAAAGGTAAAGTAAAAACAGAAGAAAAAGATGCTGAATTAGAAGATGTTGTAGATTTAACAGAAGATAGTGATGATGATGTTTTGGGATTACAGATTCCAGAGGATAAAAAAACAAAGACGGGTAAAGATGCAGATAAAGAATTATCAGAAGGTATTTTTATAATCAACGAGAAGACTAAGGAGCTACCATTATTAAAAGAAGAAACCAAAGAGGATTCACAAGAGTTAAAGCGTGAATTCAAGGAATCACCTAAAAATATATGGTTACAGAAGTTAATGAAAAATACGAATTATGAAATCATAGATAATGAGGGTGGTGGAGATTGCTTTTTTGCAGTTATCCGTGATGCTTTTAAACAAGTTGGTAAAGAGACAACGGTTGCCAAATTACGTGCGCTTGTAGCAAAAGAGGCTACAGATAAGATGTTTCAGGAATCACGTACTATTTATACAGGATTTTTGGCTGAATTTCAAGAGAAAGAAAAAGAAATAAAGGCGGCCACTAAAACTATTGCTTTATTGAAAAAGAGAATAGATGGTTCTAAAAACAAACAAGAAAACGAGGAATTGGTAATACAAGCTAAGAAAGTATTGGAAGACCAGAAACGGTTAAAAGTAGAAAAAACAGGAGCAAAGGAATTATTAGAGGAATTTGAATATATGAAGGATTTAACTACCCTTGAGAAGTTCCGTGAATTTATGTTAACCCGACATTACTGGGCAGATACTTGGACAATTTCTACGATAGAGCGTCTATTAAACATTAAGGTCTTGTTGCTTTCTGAAGAATCTTATGAATCTGGTGATTTTGATTCCGTAATGCAATGTGGCCAATTAAATGACACTGATTTGGAGACTGCTGGAACATTTGTTCCTGATTATTACATTATGACTTGTTATACAGGAAATCATTATAAAACGGTCTCATATAAAGAGAAGAATATTTTGAAATTCCGTGAGATACCTTATGATGTTAAAATCATGATTATCAATAAATGTTTGGAAAAGAATGCTGGGCCTTATTATTTGATTCAGGATTTTCGTAATATGAAAACTAGATTAGGATTGAATCCTAATGAAGGTGAGCCAGAAGATAATGATGATGAATATTTAACTCGTGATTTATATAACAAAGAAACTGTGTTTTCATTCCATGCGAAAGCAAATGGATCACCAAAGCCAGGTAAGGGTTCTGGAGAGAAAATAAAGGGTGATGATATGACCAAATTTAAGGTATTAAATTCTGTGAAAGATTGGCGTAGAAAATTAGATGATTCTTGGATAACCCCTTTTAAAGTAGATGGACATCGCTGGAATTCAGTGGAACATTATTTTTTGGCATCACAGTTTAAAAAGGGGTTCCCCGATTTCTATTTGAAATTCTCTGTTGAAAGTGGAACAGATATTTCCAAGGATATAGAATTGGCGCGTATTGCTGGTGGTAAGAGTGGCAAATCTAAGGACCGTGTATTGAGAGACGCAAAGATAAAACCAGACCCTGATTTTTATAAAGTTGGCACAAACCCTATTTTTGAAGTAGAGCGTAAGAAGGCGATAGATGCCAAGTTTTCTGGTAATTTGGAATTAAAAAATATGTTGTTGGAAACTAAGGATGCGAAATTAGTGCATTTTGAACGCAGTAAGGGGCACATTCCCGATATATTATTGATGAAGACGCGTAAGGAATTGTTATAGCATGATTTTGTTGTTGGCGCCAGAAAATGACATAAAAAATTGAAAACTTTTTATGCCATAACATAATTGATAAATCAAACAACTTAGCGAAAGCTGAACTAGTTAACCCCCCAACAACCAATAACAAGATGTCGTCCACTCAGTCTTTCCAGTCTGTCCGCGAGCCTTCTCCTACCATGTCTGTTGAGCAAGTGAAGCTTGATGCTATCCGACTTGTCTCGCTCCCATCAGAGATTCAGGTTGGCAGCGACGTCTTCCAGTTCGTGAAGAACGTTCTGCGACTGGAGCCCATTTCAGTCAACATTGTGCAGATGCAGACTGAACAGGGTGTCCGCTACCGTTCGGCGTTCGTTGATATTTCCTCTACTGGCGAAGAAGACCCCCTGCTCATCCAGGCCCTCATGGAAGGATTTGCTAACATTCACGACCAGAACATTCCAGGCGGCATCCACTTTGACAACGGCAAGCCTATGTCTCACATCAAGATTGTTCCAGCCAAGAGGCACGGAGCCTCCAAGGACCCATTGACCCTAGAGGCTGGTGACTGGACCAGCATCTACATTCCAGTAATCCCTGAGGATTTGACCATGGACAACGGCGATGTGCGTCTCAACAACGAGGACTCCCTGACCGAGTTCTTTGAGGACCAGCTCAAGATTGGCAAGGTGTCTCGCATTGACTTCATGTCCAAGCCTGTTCCTAACAGCGACCGCGTAGCCAAGTGCGCCTACATTCACTTTGACCAGTGGTACGACAACCATGTTGCCAAGCTCGTTCGCAAGACAATTTCTGCAAAGGGAGAGTTCAGCTGCAATGGCTTCTATGATGGCTTTGAGTTCTGCCGATTTGAGCGCAACCGCTACATCAACTTCAAGGTGAACCACAAGCCCATCCCTGCGGCGACCGAGGAGATGAATGTGCACCAGCTTGCTGCTCGTGTCAAAGTTCTTGAGGAGCAGGAATCTGCGTTGCAACAGCGTAACGCCGAATTGGAGGCGAGTTACCGTGATGTATGCATCCATCGGTCCAACCAAATCATGAGCATGATGGAGCGCGAGCAGAAGATTCGTGAGCTTGAGGAACAGCTATCCAAGCCTCTTACAATGGAGGAAATCTTCATGCAACTTCGCAAGAAGATGGACCAGCTAAAGGTTGTCTCCAAGGAACTGTTGGAGAAGCATGGGTCCAACGATGCTGTGGAAGAAGCTGGTGTCTGGGAAATGCCAGAGTACAAGGAGTATTCATTTGACTACATTGGCGCGCTCAATGAACTCTACGAAGAGTTTGTTCCTATCATCTGGCGTGGAATGTAAAAAATAGTAGTGTAGAAGTAGCATAGTTTGTCTTGTCTTGTTCTTAAAAAAAGAAATTAGGGTTTGTCCCTTTTTTCATAGGAGAACATGGGTTAATGAGAGAAATATATCATAAAAAAATTGAAACCTTTTTTATGATAAATCTGAATCGGTAAATTAAACAACATGTCCACATTTGCTGACCTCAGACTTTCTGAACTTGAGCAGGTTCACAACAAGATGCGTCAGGAATACGACAACGCACTTGACATGGAGCTTCGCCGGAACACCAAGTTAGTGACTGCGAGGCTTGAACAATCTAGAAAGATTGTTAACCTACTTGACAAGGTTACGGCGCTAGACTCTGAAATCGCTTTACTAAACGCTCTCGCCAAACGCATCCATGAAGAAGGATACGAGATTATATGCGCTAAAGACGACGAAATAGCGAGACTCAAAGCACAACTTAAGCAATTTGGTTGTCCATTTATGCCAGAAAATGACATAAAAAATTGAAAACTTTCTTGGCCAAATCAGAATCGGTATCAAACAACTGCTTAACAGCTATCAACAATTAACACCATGTCCACTTCTACACGGCAGATGTCCCCATATATTGCCTTTTGCTATGCTAAGCGAGATGAGGTCAAGGCAGCTAATCCAGACGCCTCTTTTGGCGATATGGGTCGGCTTTTGGCGGCTCTTTGGAAAGAGCAAAATGAAAATAAGAAGGCGATGTACACAGAACCTCGCACTGACACAACCAGGGAATGTGTAGTCGCAACATCAAATGAGCCAGAACTGCGCCGCTCATCTCGTTTGAGAAACAAGCGTCTTGGCCTCAACTTTTGGGGTTTAAAAGAAAAAAAGTAGTGTAGATTGTCTTGTCTTGTACTAACAAAAGAGAATTGGGCCAAGTCCCTTTTTTCATGAAAGAAATATGCATTCTTTGTTCATTCAGAACCTGCTATCCCGATTTTATCAAATTCTGGCGGGGACCTTCTAATACGCAAAAAATGACGTAAAAAATTGAAAACTTTCTTGGCCAAATCTGAATCGGTAACCAAAACACAACTCTAACGAGTTATTACCAACGAGAAGATGTCCACTTTTGTCAAGTCCACCAAGGTAGCACCTGAGTCAGGTTTGAAGAGCCTGGTTGATGAATTGGTCGCTGACCCCTTCATCAACGACACCCCTCCCTACTGGTCGGAGGAGAAGCATGCTGAGTGCAAGAGGAAGGTTGCTGCAGTCTGCGAAGCTGTAGAGTCACTCCAGCTCCGCATCGCAGAGATGGAGCGTGAGTTTAGAGAGAAGGAGCGGCTCATGGTGGAGTCGTACGAGATGCAGATTTGGCGCGTCGCTGATGGCCTCCCTAGGTATGACTTCTGGGATAAGCCTCCACGAGTGAACCCCAATGACCAGCCGCTCGAATACCCCGAGCCTGACCCCTCTAAATACTAAACAGTAGTGTAGAAGTAGTGTAGATTGTCTTAGTCTTGTACTAATAAAAGAGAATTGGGCCAAGTCCCTTTTTTCATATTTCAAATAAACTCATACGTAAGGTTTTAAACTCAGTGTCTGTGCTGCGTTTGGTTTTTTCTTGTTTTGTAAACCATTGACACAATGCATTTATGCATTCTATATATTTTTTGTCATCGTATAATTCCTGGATTAATTCAAAATAAGAATTCATGGTTGCATTGGCATCATTATCATTAAAACGAATAGACATATTGTTATTGGAAACACACCATTCCAAAAAGTGATTGACCTTGTACATCAAGAAAGACTTAATAATATAGTAAGAAAGTACAGGTGTTTTCTCTTTATATCTCAACTTACGAGCAATATGTGCAGCATCTGTTTTTTCATAGAGCTGAGAATAACTAAGTCCAAAATGTTTCAGAATCTTAGCGCATTGAAACAGCGAAAAGACACGTTCATAATCCATAAATTTCTCTAACTTTTTCACCATATTTTCATGACTAGACATTTGAAATACAATAAACATTACATTGATAATTTCTGCCCAAGTTTCACAATAGGTTTCATATACACGAACATCAGTTGAAACAGGAAATATAGCCATTAGTTTTTTATGAATATGTGAGCATTCGTGATGTGAGAAATCCAATCCTAAGTTATGAAAGCTTTCGTGAATAAACACTTTAAACCATTCTTCTCTTCTATAAATATTGATTTCATTTTCATAACTGCATGAGAAAGTAAAGCCAGTATTTGCATTTATTCTTTCAATTATGGCGTTTCCATGAGGCACAATTTTCTCTAATTCAGTAAGATAAAAGTTAATAGAAAGAGCCTGAGAACATTCTGATTTAGAAAAACTCATGGCGACATGAAGCCAAATATATATTTTTTTTATTGCACTTTCAAAAGAAAACGTGGGGTCGTTTTCACATATTATATGAACAGACACTTTACGTGAGCCTATTTTAAAAGTATATGAATTTCCAACATAAGACATAGACTCAATGTGCGATTTAATTTCAGGATCTAATAAATCATAATCACGACCCCTTGGTACGACGGTTATTTTATGAGGAACGATGCTAATGTTGGAAAACGAGTCTTCGGCAGCAATCATTTTATCAAACAAAAGGCCCAATAATTTCTTAGATTCAACAGAAAATTTGGTGGGTTGAAAACATTCTAATTTATGAGAAATATGAGTATTCAAAAAATCTATTAAATATTGCGTTGTTGGTATAAAAGATTTAGATTTCATTTTATATTAATAGGATATAAATATTATTTGATATTTATTTAAATATGCCAATTATATTGACGTTTGTCCGTCATGCCCAAGGAACCCATAATGTAGACCATGAGAACCACCCTAGAAATTTTGATGCAGAACTAACAGCACTTGGAATACAACAAACAAGAGATAATAGGATTCATGACGATTTTACTGCAATTTATTGTTCTCCATTACGTAGATGCCGCTCTACTCTTTTGGGGATTTACCCCGTTTCCCAAGAATTGCCAGTTATTCTTGATGATAGATTAATGGAACAACCATCAGGTCTAAATATATGTGATAAACGTTTAGAGAAGTCAGATATGGTTTTTCCTAGTGTATGGAATTCATATTTTGTTTCTGATAAAACTCCGTGGACAATTAATGATAATGCGGATATAGATAATATAGAAACTTTTACCAACGAATTATTAAGACATCATATTGACGGAGATAAAATACTTATTGTAAGTCATGGTAATTGGATTTATCGTTGGTTTAAAATATATACAAATAGTGATGTTCGTTTAAATAATTGCCAAATCGTTTCCGTAAATTATAATTGTTGATGCGTTAATGACGGTTGAAAAATTGAAAATTACAATAACTAAACTGTTATTGTAATTAAACACTATCAAACAATGGGGATTAAAAATCTAAACCGATTTCTACGCGATAACTGCAGTAAAAAGGCAATTACTAAAAAACATTTATCTTATTTTAAAAACAAAACAGTGGTTATTGATACCAGTATTTATTTGTATAAGTTTGCGAGCGAAGGTAGTTTGATGGAGAGTATGTATTTGTTTATATCTGTGTTAAAAACATATCGTATTACTCCTTTGTTCATATTTGACGGTAAGCCGCCTCCAGAAAAGAATGAACTGTTGAGACAGCGCAAGTTAGAGAAAAAGGATGCTGAGCAAAAGTATAACACCCTACAAGCTAAGCTGCAATCTACAAACGATAATGATGAAAGTAAAGAAATAATGCAAGAAATGGACAATTTAAAAAGGCAAATGGTTAAAATACGTGATGAAGATATTAAGAAAGTAAAAAGATTAATGGATGCATATGGAGTTATTTATTATGATGCGCCTGGGGAAGCAGATAGATTGTGCGCTTATTTATTAAAGAATGGCAAAGCATGGGGTTGCATTAGCGACGATATGGATATGTTCTTATATGGATGCAAATATGTGATTCGTAACGTTAGTCTAATGAATCATACAGCGATTTACTATGACACTGAAAAAATATTGAGCGAATTGGATATGACGGAGAATCAGTTTTGTGAAATAATGGTATTGTCTGGTACCGATTATAATATAAATTCAAACACTTGTTTAAATGAAACTATTAAATGGTATTATGAATACATGAAATATGCAAACAACGTCAATAATCCATATGGGTTTTATGTTTGGCTTCTGAAAAACACAAAATATATTACGGATTATTTGCGTTTATTAAACACTTATAAAATTTTCCAATTCAATAACAATACGGATTTGGAAAATTGGAATAACATTGAGGTTATTGAAAACGAAATTAATAATGTTGCACTGAAAGAAATAATGGGTAAAGAGGGGTTTGTCTTTGCTTAAGGGAACCTATGTTCCCTTAAGAACCCTCCTATTTACAACTTTATTTTTTTATGTAAGAGATGCAATTAGACTACCACGATAATCCTCTATACCAGTGTGGGTAAGATTAATTGTCACATCAATATAAACTGAACCGCCTAATTTAGTCCAGCGATGGCAAAACATCCAATCTTCTGAATAATAATGGTCATCTTCTACACCGCAATCAAAAAGAGCGAATGCGTATTTATTTTCTTCAGGTCTCAAGAAACTAACATCATCGGTATATTTGGTAGAAGGAAATGCTTTGGATAAATTAGTAATAACATTGCGTTGAATCATCATAAACCCAGTAGCCAAATGTTTTACCTGTGTCAAATTATTTTCAACTTGAATCGTGGTGTTCAAATAATTCACATTATAAGACAACATTTTGTATTGTACCATATGCTCATCACTAATAATATCCTTAAATTGAGAATTGTTTTTATTTTTAATCCAATCCTTTACAATGTTATCAGAATTGGGATTCTTTTTATCGTGTAATAAGTTATTCCAATTATAATGTTTCAAGGGATAGATGCCTCCAACGAGTTGTTTGTTTGAAATTAACAATTTCATAATATCTATAGGGTCCCATGTAATATCATTATCAATAAACATAATGTGTGTCATGGCTGGATTATTCATAGCTCTAGCGACCAAATTATTTCTGGCTCTAGATACTAAACTATCATTTTTGCAAAAGTCAACACTCACGCCGATACCATATTTACGGAAAGCCTCCATGGTCATGATTAAACAATGAACATAATTCACAAAACAAACAGAACCAAAGCATGGTGTTAAAATATGAACATGTGGACTGTTTTTCTCAACATAGGCTCTTACGATGTCTTCAAAAGAATTTCCAGAAGGACTTTTACTTAGTGCTGACATATAACATTGAATCATTAAAAATATTTATATTGTTTTGATGATAATAATGTTAAATATTTAACATTATTATGAACGGGTTACTTTACACAAAAAGTATTTGAATTTTACACATTTAGATTAATTGGATTTTTATTTGGGTTTCTAATGTTTTCTTTTTGTTTCTGGTTATTGAAGTTGTTTTATACTTTTTCTATTTTGAATTATTTAATCCACTTAAGCGGTGGCAACGACAGGGACCTCAGCCTTGATGAAGTGGTGCTTCATGAAGCGCTGGAGGTTGAAGTAGGTGAGCTCATCCTCCTTGCTAAGCTTGAGGAGCTTGGCGAGCTTGGCATCAGGGTTAATCTTGCGGCCATTGGCCTTGTCCTGAAGGTTGTTGGACTGGATGTAGGCATTGAGCTCCTTGCTCACGTCAGTGCGAGCCATCTCGGTACCAACGGTCTTGCCAAGGAAGGCAGCAAGCTCGTCACTGATGCGGGTGGGCTTCACGAAACCAGAAGGCTTGCGGTTGACGTTGTTGCGGCGCTTCTTGGAGGAGGCCTTTTGGGCAGCCTTCATCTCACGGGCAACGGTCTTCTCAAGGGTCTTGAAGTCGTTCTTGAGGGTGGAAAGGAGACCAACAAGCTGTTGGAGCTTGGCACTGTACTCGGTCATCTTGACGGGAAGACCAGAGAGGGAAGCGTCAGCGGCGGCAACCTCAACAGCGGGTTGCGCGGCAGAAGCAACTTGCGTAGCAGAAGGCTCGGCAGCAGCAGCAACCTTCTTGGTGCGGGGGGCCTTGACTACAGGGGCGGAGGCAGAAGCCTCAACCTTGGGAACAGGGGCGGTGGCGGGAGTAGCGGACTTAGAAGCTCTAACCATTCTGGCTATTATAAGATATATAACAACTTCTTTTCTAAATCATTTTCACAATAAATTAATAAATCGCAAAAGTATTTTATTGCGGCTCGGATACTGGTCATGAAAAATAGTTATTAAATAAAAAACGCAAAATACGAAATATGTTTTTATGTTTTTTTCACAACAATACAGTTATTTACCTCTTTTTGAAAGTGAGATTAATTACTAAACTCAATAATGTATGGTTCAACCCTTTCAAAACCTTCAACAATTTCGGTTTCGTCTTCCATATGTTCTAACACAATCTTATTGAAGTTTTCCTCACAATGAGTAAGCTGAATTTCACACCAAAATTCGGTTGTCAACTTCTCAAGCATATCTGTAAACTCACTAACTTTTACGAATTTCCTTTCAAAAACGGAAGCGTTTTCTATTTTGTACCCAACAATACATTGTCCCTTATCCGTATAAAATACTCTCATTTCCATATTTTCCCGTTTGAAGAAGTTATTTGCGTAGTCTACAAAATAACAGTCCATGTACATATTTTCAGTCAACTTATGTTTTTGCATTATCTCACATTTTGCTTGTTCAAAATCTAAACTAAAAAGGCGAAACGCTTCTTGGCAGGTAACAGGATATCCAAAATAGAGTGGCATTGTGTTGTTTTTAATTGATTACTTTTTTGTTAAAAAGTAATCAATTTTTTATTGTGAAAATCTTTAATTTAGGGGGTGTAATAACAAACATTATTTTACCAACCTGCAACAGATTCATATAGCCATGGCATTGCGTCTCTAGCCCCAGGTGATACAATTGTTAAAGCAGTTAAAGAATGAAAAGTACCTAACCTTCTATGTTCGTCATCTGTTCCCATAAATATCAAATTCTCAAACACTTCAACGCATGCAGTTTTTATATAATCAAGATCCACTATCATATTTCTTTCCGCAGTAAATGGTGAAACCAATGGACAAATATTGTGCCTAGTTTCTCTAGTTAATTGACTTCTCAGGTACCAAATATCGTAGAGGTGTCTATATAATCGGATATAATTTGCAGTAGTCAAATTAAACCAATTTGGATTTGTGTAATTACCTAACTGATCCATTTCTATAAACAAATCTGTGATTCTTTGAGAAAGAGAATTCCTACGGTTTAATAGTAGTCTATTTAATCTATTTTGTTGCTCTTGATTCATGTTAATATTAATATAATTGATGTTGTTGGCATTATTTAAGTTATGTTGACCTACTCTTTGTTGATACATTGGTGGAGGTACAGATGATGTGAGTTTCTCGTTATCATTTTTAAAGGCAGGAAATACAATAAAACAAAACCTATATAGTTTCTTAATATTGTTTGTTATTTCGTTTCCTAGTTTTTCTCTATTGTATGGGTTTTCTATTTTGCCTTTCTGTTTTATAAAGTGTATTAGAGAACAAATGTCAAAACCATAAACAAATCTTTTATCATCCATATAACTATAAAAATTAGATAGTGGTATTTCTACCAAAGGTTCCATTGTTACAAAATCTTTATCATTAACGCAACATGCACGGTTTGTTAATCCAGGGCCTCGTAATTTCATAGAAAGCCGTGTTAACCACCCCCTAAAAACTGTCTGTATTTTAACCACATGTTTTGTCTTATTAAATAGCTCTTTTATTCTTTCAATTAAAACGGGTTTTGTTCCAGTTACATGTAAACCATGATGTTTGGCTATTATTTTTAACTCAGGAATTTTGTATGCCTTTAGTGTCAAGTTTTTCTTGAAATAATCTTTATAATTTAATAGATTTTCGGCCTGAGTTTTATTGTATTTTTTAGGTTCTGACTTTGAAATAAATTTATTTGTCATATTAGTATCTTGGATTATTACCATTATTAATATAGTATAATAATAGATATTTATTTATATATTTGTTATATGATTATATTAATTATTGCAAAAAATGTGCTAGATTTTGGGGTCTGCCAGCATGTTATCGTGTCCTGACAAAATGTTGTAAAAAATTGATTTAAAGAATTGGCAAGATATAATCTATAACTTGTGTGCCCAGTTATTAGTTTAAGATGTCCAAGCCTTCTACTCCTATTGTTGTCAGCGTCGCAGATTGGGAACCTTCTGCTATTCGTTATATGCAACCTAAAGTGAATGAGCGTGGTGGTAAGTCCATCAACATTATCAGTACTCAATCCAATCGTTCTCTCACTGTTTCCAGTCCTCTCCTGATGACGTGGGGGCCTGGTGATTTCGTGGATGAGAAGACTGGTGAGTCTGATGGAAAGTACAGCATGTCTTTGAATTTTCCGAACGGTGATTATGCCAACGCAGGAACTAATGCCTTTCTTGAGAAGCTCAAGGCTTTTGAGACCCAGATTCTCAATGATGCTGTCAAGAACAGTGAGGCTTGGTTTGGCGAGGAGCAGCCCCTTGCTGTTGTCAAGCATTCGTTTTATCCTATTCTCAAGTACAGTAAGGATAAGGTAACCAAGAAGATTGACCCTAGCAAGCCTCCTTCTCTTCGTGCCAAGGTTCCTAACTATAATGGTCGCTGGGGGATTGAGATTTACGACACCAAGTCGGAGCGTATCTTCCCTTGTGACAATGAGAACATGACTCCTATGGATTTTATTCCCAAGATGAGCAATGTGGCATGTGTTCTCCAGTGTGGTGGTCTTTGGTTCGGTGGCAAGGGATGGGGTTTGACTTGGAAGATTGTCCAGTGTGTTGTCAAGCCCAAGGAGGTTGTGAGCATTTATGGCAAGTGCCACATCCAGCTTTCTATGGATGACATTAGCAAGATGGATTCTGTTCCGATGAATTCTGGAGAGGAGGAGGATGAGGGTGCTCCTGCTGCGCCGATTTCAACTGAGGTTGAGGATTCGGATGCAGAGGATGAACCTGCTGTTCCTTCTCCAGTTGCTGCTACTCCAGCTCCAGTAAAGAAGGTAATCAAGAAGGCAGCGGTTCCTGAGCCAGTCCCTGAGTCTGTTGAGGCTGAGGGTGAGGCAGAGGCAGAGGCAGTTGCAGCACCTAAGAAGAAGATTCTCAAGAAGAAGGTAACGTAAACAAAACAATTTAGAAAAAGAAGTAGCGTAGATTAGTTTGTTCTGTGTGATTTAAGTTAATTAAAGCTTTTTTTATCTATAGTAAAATTCAAAAACTTTTAGTATAGATACACTATAACCGATATAATCAAAATATGTATTATTATTATAAATTGATTTTAATAATCATGTTTTTTCAGAGCATTACAAATTCATTCAAAAGATTGCCCACAAGATTGTCTTCTAAAAAATTACAATCGGAATCCCAATATATTCGTAACATTAAAAGTAAACATACTTTTGGAGAAAGTGAAGTAAACAGGTTTTTATACCATAATGAATATATTAAAGACAAGAAGCTTATTTCTATTTCTCCAGGCGGATTCAAGGGTTTTTATGTCATGGGTGTTTGTAAGTTTATTAAGGACAATTATAACTTGGATAATTATATTTTTTCAGGGGCATCTGCTGGTGCATGGAATTCATTGTTATTATGTTTTAATAGAGACATAGATGAAATTCAAAATAAGATAATTGATACAACACTTCAAAATACAAATAAAATTAGCGATATTGAGAAACGAATAAAAATAAAAATGCTAGAGAATTATCAAACCAGTGATTTTGAATTGAGAAAGCTGTTTATAGGAGTTACCACATTTGATAATTACAATTATAAAACAAACACAACTATTTTTACAGGATTTGATAATCTTGAAGACGCATTAGATTGTTGTATTGCAAGTTCTCATATTCCATTAGTAACTGGTGGTTTTACTAATGTTTATAGAGATATTTTATCATTTGATGGTGGATTTAGTAAATATCCATATTTAAATACTACCAAGGCAGCTTTACATATTACGCCAAGAATATGGAAAAAAGATACTTCAAAAAAACCAGCACCAACCATGAGCATACATGATTATACTACTTTATTTTCAAAAGCACAGTACCAATTTTCTGAGATGGTTGAGAAAGGTTATAATGATACTATAATTAATAAAAAAGAATTAGACGACATATTTAATATAAAAATATAGCATGTATTGTTATTATGAGAATGACTTTAATACCTAGAACCATTGTTCAGACTTCAAGAAAGAAACCTGAGACATACATTTGTGATATGATTAGAGAAAGAAGTCCAGGATGGGATTATAAGCATTTTGTAGATGATGAAATTATGGAATTCTTTTATGAGAACCCATTGCCTGAGTTTCCAAATGTTATTGCAAAATTCTATACTTTTAACTATGGTGAACATCGGGCAGACTTGTTCAGATACTATTATCTTTATGTTAAGGGCGGAGTTTATATTGATATGGATGCAATGTTGGAAGAGAACATTGAAGCTATAGTTGGTGATGCCGATTTTTTTACTGTGAAATCTAGCTATTTTTCTGGAACAGTATTCCAAGGTTTCTTGGGCGCTAGTCCAAAACATCCATTAATTTATAAGGCATTAGCTGATATTTATAACATATCAACAAATGATTTAATTCGTGAATTTCATGTCTTATGTAAGAATCTTTATAGATTTATTCATGAAGAAATGGAGAAAGAAACATATAATGGGAAGGTTAAGTTATTAGACGAAGTCTATGGTAATCAAGAAGATGCCCATGTGAAAGATGGTGATAAATTGGTTTTAATTCATTATCATATCAAGAAAGTAATACCTAAAAAATAAATACCGTTATTCTAATTCTACTGTGCGTTCTTTAACGTTATAATTTATTGAATACTTTTCAACTACGATAGGCGTTTTTACTATTATTTGTGTCTTTGTTGCATGCAGTCCAGATGCATATTTTGATATATTGTCACAATTACTTATATTAAACCTTTTCTCATTTCAAACGCCGATAGTTTTATAAAATATAGTAAAAAAGTAAAAACATAAAATCATTTGAAAATATGGATATAATAATTTTCTATAATTTAATTTATATGTTATATCATAATTGTAAAATAAAAATAATACACATGTTGGAATCATAATTACATCGTTTATGTTTGTTGTTCTTTTATTTACAATGATTACGGAAAATATTCTTAATAAATTATTTACATTATAAAAAATGAAATAATAGTGTTCTTTTGTAAATAAATTACTGATATCGTTTACATTTTCTGGGTTATTTCCTAATATATAATTTTTGTTTTCCACTTTCTTCATTATATAAGAAATAATACATTCATCTTTGCACAATATCCAAGAAAATGGTATAGATACAAAACTAATTATGTATAATTTATCAAAAAAAATATTTTTTCTTATAATGAATCCATATACGTCTTCTACTATCATTCCACATAAATGAATTATTCCAACATATTTACTTATATTATAATTCATAATATAGGTAAATAAATTTCCTTTATATTTTTTGGCGTTTGGAATGGTAAAAGGTCTAAAAGGCTTGATTAATTCATAGGTTTTTTTATTATTTTGACATCGTAATAAACTCTGTTTTATATTTTCTAATACTTCATCACATATATCTGTATTCATTTAATATATACTTGCAAAGAATATATTAAAAGTAACTAAACATAATTACTAAAATGAAAGAGTTCCTTGACTTATACAACTTATTTTTAAACAATCAAATAGAGATTTATGCGAATAAACATCTGCTTTATAACAATATGAATATTTCGCTCAATCAAAATAATGACATTAATGCCAAAATATTTATATTAGAAAAAATGATTACGTTATATCCAGAAGATTATGAACTTTATTATTGTTTGGGGAAGGTTTATAAAGGAGCTTCAAAAGAGAAAGAGCTGTTTTGGTATAAACTTTGTTTCTCAATTAAACCTGATTATCCAGATAATTTTTTTGATTTATGCGATTTGTTATTGGATATGGGTTTCTCAAATCATGTCTTTACTTTAAATAAAAACAATCAGTTTGAGAAATTTATGAAAGAGCCTAAATTTCTAACTGTATATACTAGATGCAATTTGGTAAACTTGAAATATGAAAATGGTCTTAATTGTTTGCTTGATTTAATAAAGATAAATGCGTCCAAACCTTGTGTTGCGGATTATGATAAAAATGAGAAATGGAGAAACTATCATGACGCAGGATATTTGTTTTGTGCCAAGTGTGATGTAGATTCGTCTATTAAATATAGCGAAAAAGCTTATGATTTGGCTTGTAAATTTAATTTAGAATTACAGAAAAAGCTATTGTCGTTTCAGAACATATTATGTTTCTCAGATTATAAATATTGTGATAATGAGAAACTGTTTAATAGGTACCTTGAAATAAATAAGTTGATACCTGATAACCCGTTGTTTTCTTTTAAAGATAGAACCAAAAACAGTAAAATCCGTATAGGTTATTTGTCCTCTGATTTTGTAATGCATTCTGTATCCAATTTTATTTTACCTATTATTAAAAATCATAACCAAAACCTATTTGAAATCTTTCTTTTTGCCAACTGTGATACAGTTATTGATTCTTATCAAACACCAGGCGTTATAATGCATAATGTATCAAACATTGATAATAAATCTGCTGCAAAACTTATTAACGATTGTAAAATAGATATTTTGGTGGATTTAAATGGTCATACTGTGAAAAATAAATTAGAAATATTTACGTACAACCCATCTCCTATTCAAATAACCTATCTTGGTTTCCCTAACACTACTGGATTAAAATCAATAAAATATAGAATAACAGATGGAATAGCAGATAGCCCATTAACAAAACAATTTTATTCTGAAGAGCTTATCCGTTTGCCCAAATGTTTTTTGTTATTTGACCCCATACATCCTTTCAAACCAAATCCTCGGAAAACTAAAGATAAAATAGTTTTGGGTGCGATTAATAAAGAGAATAAATCTAACGATGAATTATTAAAAATATGGGGCAATATAATGAGACGGTGTCCGAACACGGTTATTTTGTTTAAATTGGAATCTTATGACGACAAAGAGAATAGAACGAAGTTCTATATGGATAAATTAGGTGTCTCAAAAGATAGATTAATTGTTTTAAATAAATTAAACAATGATGAATATGAGAAAGTTTTTGCGATGTTTGATATTCTATTGGATCCATTCCCATATTCTGGAACAACTACTACATGCAATGCACTGTACAATTCTATTCCAGTTGTCACACTTTATAATCCTGATTATCATGTGAATAATGTTTCTAGCTCATTATTGATAAATTGCGGGTTTCCTGAATTAGTTGCGAATTCCAAAGAGGAGTATTTAAATATTGTGGTTGACCTAGTAAATAATCCCAATAAAATAGATGAATATAAGAAGACAATACTTGGTAATTTTATGCGTCTTATGGAACCAAAACCTTTCATGAATAGCTATGAAAATGAATTAAGACGTGTTTATAATAACTATTTTGAAGATAATGTGGAGAAAGAAAAAGAGAAAGATATTGACACAATAAACATTAGTGTTTTGGAATTACCACCTGCAATGCAATCACCAAATAGTGTTTACATATGTGGTTGCGTAAAGAATTGTGGTGAATATTTGGACAAAGTATTTGCGAATATTGATAAAATAATACCCTTATTTTCAGATTATAAAATATTGTTAGCACACGATAGTTCTGTTGATAATACTTTGGAAATCCTGAAATTAAAACAGAAAAAATACAACATGACCATTATTAATGTCCCTGAAAACAACTACATCCATGATTATACAATGCGCAGCAAAAGCATATCTAATGCGAGAAACGAAATAATAAATTATATATATTCAGAAAACAATCCAGAATTCAAGTATTTTATTATGATAGACATGGATGATGTATGCTCTGGAAATATGGATATTGACGTATTAAAGAAATACGTTCATGACGACGGTGGTTGGGATTCTTTGTCGTTTAATAGAAAAGACTACTTTGATATATGGGCGCTTTCAATTGAACCCTATTATTTGAGCTGTTGGCATTTCCCCGGGGATTTTGCTATTGTAAATAAAATGAAACAGTATATTATAGATAAACTATCCAAACTGAGACCTACTGAGTTATTAGAATGCATCTCTGCGTTTAATGGTTTTGCAATATATAAGAAAGATAAATTTAAAGGTTGTCAATATGATTGGCAGGTTCATGGAAATTTTGACTTAGTTTCAAAAGAGGATGTTGATAAAAACGAGAAAGCATTGGGTTCCAAATTTACCATAGATAAATCTTATCATCAAATAATAAATCCAGTTACTGATTGTGAACATCGTTATTTTCATACGAGCGCTATTGAAAAGAATGATGCAAGAATACGTATTTCTCCTTTACATTTGTTTACTTATCCGACATAAACATTGAATGGAATCCCATATTCAGTGTTTCATTAATAGGTATTTCTATTGTTTCGTAAGTATTCATATCAATAATAATTAAAAACCCATTATCGGATTTTTCATTATCAAACGCAAATGCAATTAAATGTGGAACCTGTTCTATATACGTAACAGCTGGTTCTCCTAATATAAATTTATTCCCAAATTCAAGGGTTTTTATTATTTCCAAATCTTTACATATGACAAACCCTGTAATACGTTTATTGTTAATGTTTCTCAAAACAATCTTATCGTAATATTTAATTGGAAATTCTAGGTCCAATTTCTCTAATTCAGTATTTTTTTCAATAGTTACCTGCTTAGTATCTTTCTCTAATATTAGCTTTCTATATTTACCAACAATATTTAACTCTGAGAAATCTAAATTGTTATAAATAGACGCATAGATCTCAATATGTTTATCTGTTTCTCTATAATCAGCGTAATGAAATATGTAAAATCCTTCATCCACATAATATTTATCTATAGTCATAGATGATTTATTAAGAACATTAATAATAGTTTTCTTTTTATTGTCTAACATTACTGGCATGGATTTGCTAAACAAATTTGAGAAATCAATAACCAACGGTGAATCTGTAACAATAATTTTATCCTCTGTTTTTAAGAAGTCATGGACAACTGGTAGATAATTCATTTTGATAACTTTGTTTTTAATTGTTCCAAAATGTTGTGTTAGTTCATGATATTTTACATTATTAAACAACATGTTGTATTCAATTGTGTCTATTGTATTGTCGTATTTTGAATGAGCCGAAAAATAGTTCATCTTACGAATATCTATTTTTTTTACTGTAGATATTTGGGAGTTCGCAAAATCTATGTCTAATAAATAAGGCGAATCTCGTTCATAAAGAGCATATGCTTTGTTTTTAATATTTAATATAGCAGTATTCGCTAAGCCTAATGTGTTTGGAAAAAGTCCAAGCTTATTTAATAAGACAAAAAACAATTGCAATAATGCGTTCTTAGGTATTATTCCATTATCTTCTTCATACAATAATTTTTCAGTTCGCACATAATGTTTTACATACGTAAGTTCACCTTTATTAAAAAAAACACTTTGTATTATTCCATCTCCAATAAATAGGTCAAATAACGTAGATACCTCTTTCATATTAATGTCTGGACCAATCAATGCATATAGTCCGTTTATTTTGTTGATAATTGATTGTTTCTCGGGTGGTAACACATAGTCTAATTTTTTATTGACTTCTTTATTCTTTATTGAAAACCTTTTGCCAAATGGATACTGAATAAAGAACGCTGTCGTATAACTAAAATATAGAATAATCAATAGACCAACGAATTTCATTTATATATAACTAATATTATTTATATATTAGTTATACTGATTTTATCTTTACCGTAACAATTACATCGCCTTTATTTGTAACGTCGTATATATTTTTTGTATTTATCCTAGAAATACCTTGCTTTGAAAATATAACTACCTGTTCATCTTTAATTTTTAGAGTGTCTCGTTTTATATAAAAACGCACAGACCCTACATGAATTGTTAAATATTCTTGCTGCCATATTTCTTTAAAGCTTGTTTCATAGCTGAAATGAATATTGCTTTTTTCATCTATTTCCATGTTGTCTGGTAAAACAGGGACACATTTTACATAAATATCATTTCCTGAATTGTCATATACTAATTCATTGTGCCAAAGAGGAACCACGAATGTAAAACTATTAACTTTCAGTCTATAAACATTATTCTCAAACAGGTCATCTATTGTGGGGTTTAAAATTATACATTCATCATCCTTTATTTTTTCATTAAGTATTTCTTTTATCTTTATTACAAAGTCTTCTGTAAAATGGAGTACCTCTCTATATCTCTCTATAATTTCGTATATTTTTATTAAATTCTGTTTCTCAACCTTGCTTAATATTTCTAATGCGTTTGTTTCACAAGTATTCGCAACTTGTTTTAAGATTCCATAAAACAATTTATTTCTATTATCAGGAACTAATATGTTTTTGAGAAAGGAGAACAATATGGTTTTATAATTCCCCCTGTTTTCTGTGGTTTCTTTTTCATCATCATTAAATTCATCTGATGAATCAGTATCCATAAAATCCTTGTATTTCATTAGAAATTCATAAGACGCTTGTATTTCTTGGAACCTTTCTACTGCATCTTCATGTGGATTTTTATCTGGATGATATCTCAAAGCTAAAGACCGATATTGACGTTTTAATATTTCTGTCGTAATTTCCTCAGATATATTTATGTTTAAATTTTCACATGCCTTTTTATAATTCATTAAAGTTGTGTATTTTGTTTATTATATAAAATATAATACTCTCTAAATGGTATATTGGACGATAATTATTGTTATAATATTTCAAGAAAGAGTA